ACATGCCCGCGCAGCTTTGGCAAAATACGGCGACCAAGACGCCCAAGCCCTTCTCAAAGACCCATCGGCAGAGAACCCCAATGGCCTTAGCCTGTCCAAACACCCTGCGATCTTGCGTATGTTGAACCGCATCGGACGGGACCTCGCGCCGCCTAACATGTCGGAAGGGTCAGACAAGGCCGCACCAGTTACCGACACCACTACCAGGCGTATGTTCCCTACGATGTTTCCGAATGACTAGTATCATAAGGGGGCCTGCACATGGCTACTCTCGCAGTGACGAACCCGACCTTGGCCGATCTGGCCAAGGCCACTGACCCGGACGGCTCCATTGCCGCTGTGGTCGAAATCTTGAACCAGACCAACGAAATCCTTCTGGACATGACCTGGATGGAGGGCAACCTCACGACCGGGCACCGATCGTCCATTCGGACCGGTCTGCCGACACCAACGTGGCGGAAATTGTACGGCGGCGTGCAGCCGACGAAAGGCTCTGTCACGCAGGTGACCGACAACACGGCTATGCTTGAAGCGTACGCCGAAGTTGATAAGGCCCTTGCCGATATGGCGTCCGACCGCGCGCAGTTCCGGCTGATCGAGGATCGCGCCCACATCGAGGGTATGAACCAGGAGATGGCGTCTACGCTCTTCTACGGCGACGAGACGTCGGCACCCGAAGAGTTTACGGGGCTCGCACCGCGTTACTCTTCGCTAAGTGCGGCGACCGGTGATAACATCATCGACGCAGGCGGGACTGGTTCTGACAACGCCTCGATTTGGCTCATCTGCTGGTCGCCTATGACGGTGCACGGGATCGTGCCGAAAAACTCGACGGCCGGTTTGCAGCAGTCGGATAAAGGTGTTGTCACGATCGAGGACGCGTCTGGCGGGTCCAACACGGGGCGCATGGAAGCGTACCGCACGCACTACCGCTGGGATACGGGCCTTACCGTTCGTGACTGGCGGTTCGCCGTGCGTATCGCCAACATCGACCGTTCGCTGCTTACGGCGGATATCTCTTCGGGCGCTGACATCAACGACATGATGCACCGGGCCATCACTGAGATTCCCAACCCGGCGATGGGCCGTTGTTCCTGGTACATGGACAAGACCGTGCTCGCGTTCCTGCGGCGTCAGACGTCGAACGGCGTGTCTAACTCGACACTGACCATGGACAACGTCGGGGGCACCATGCAGACCTCGTGGGGTGGGCATCCCATCCGGCGCTGTGATGCGTTGTCGATTGATGAAGCTCGGGTAACCTAAAGGTAACTTGATGCGAAACGCTTGATCGCTATCAAGCACAAAGAAAGGACATAGCACATGGCTATTCTTGACGAACGGCTCGAGTTTATGGACGCGGTGGACGTGTCGGCTGCGGCTGGTACCGCACTTGGGGGCGATGTTATCGACCTTGGCGCCACCCCTATGGACCTCGGGCACGAGCCTTTGTATCTGGCTATTCAGGTAACGACGGCTTTCACCACTGGCGGCACGGCTGAGGTCCAGTTCATTCTGGCGTCCGACGCCGCTGCTGCAATCGCAACCGACGGGACGGCGACCTATCACGCCGTCACTAAAGCGTTTGACACTGGCGTACTCACCGCAGGTACTCAACTTGTCATCCCGCTGCCTGTGGGTGCGAACACTCTCGGAGAGTACGAGCGCTATCTTGGCGTTCTGGTGGTCACGACTACGGCCACCACAACGGCGGGCTCGGTGAACGCGTTCCTGACGCGCGACCCGATCAACGGTTGGAAATCCTACGCAGACGCTGCTAACTAAGCAGTCTGAAACCTAGCACGCGGCGGACACCCGCCGCGTGCCTTTGCCACTCTAACGGAGATTGAGCCATGCCACGGCCACGCCAAGACTACATCAAAGTACAATTTTCTGGAGCCGGTTTTTACCACCCCGCGCTCGGGCGCCTCGGAGTGCGCGAAGACGACAAGGGCAAAGTCTACGAAATCCCTGCGCTCTTCCGCGACATGCTACCGGCCCGCACAACGATTTTCGACGACGCCGAAGAGTTGGAGGACGCTCTTGAAGACGCGCAGCAGCCAGCAGCGGAGCGCGCGCAAGTGATCGATGAGGCAGAGCTTCCAGACCCGGTTGCACCAGGCGCCGCGCGTGGGCCAGCTCCGCAGGACGCTATGGAGCGCACCGGCCTGCGCCGGTCCCGACGGCGCGTCAATACCTAAAGGTGAAAGCACATGGCGGCGAAGGTACAAATTTATAAACTGGCTCTCCAGCACCTGGGGGATAACTGGGATATTGCCGCCCCAGACGAGGACAGCACGGAAGCGGAGCAGATCAACTTGATCTACGACGACGTGCGGAAAGAGTGCCTACGTGACCACCCTTGGACCTTCGCCACCGCTTTCGTATCCCCTGCCAAGTTGAGCATAGCGGAGACGCTGGTCCCCGAGAACTTCTCGTTCATGTTCCAGTATCCCTCTGCAGCAATCAAGATAGTCAACATCACCAACCCGTTGGGGAATGACAAATCGCCCATCCCGTTTCGCGTTATATGGGACGAGGAAAACGGCAACGACCAAGTTATAATCACCAACCACGAGTGCCCGGAGTTCAAGTACATTTTCGACCAGGAGAACACCGAGCGCTACACGCCTCTGTTTGTGCAATATCTGGCTCTCAAACTAGCCTACTACGCCTGCAAACCGCTAACGGGCGACCTGGACTTGAGGCGTACGATACAGCGTGACGCAGTCAACATGATGTTTGCAGCCAAGGCGGACGATGGCTCAGAGGGCCTAGAGCCTGAGCAGTCTCGCGACCCGGACTGGCTCGAGGAGCGGCTCTAAAGTATGGTAGACATTATCCAACCATCGATGGCGGCTGGTGAGGTATCCCTCGAGGTCGAAGCCCGGGTGGACCTTTCCAAGCGGCGCATTGCGGGCGCTGAGGTGGAAAACTTCACAGTGGCGTTTACTGGTGGTCTGGACAGCCGCGCTGGTTTGCAGTTTGTAGCGCGCTGTAAAAAGACAATCGGCAACCATCGTTTGGTGCCGTTCCAGTTCAACAAATCTCAGACATTCATTTTAGAGCTGGGCAACCTGTATATGCGCTTCCACACGAACGGGGCGCAGGTGCTGAGCGGCACAACGTCGACCATAACCGGCGCCACGCAGGCCGATCCTGTGGTGGTTACAGACACCGGCCACCCCTACACAAACGGCGACGAAATCTATGTTACCGGCGTTGTGGGCATGACGCAGCTTAACGGGCGCAACTTCCTGATCGCTAACAGCACCGCCAACACTTACGAACTTCAAGACATGGACGGGGTAGATGTGGACGGCACGGGGTACACTGCCTACACCTCGGGCGGCACGGTTGACGTGCCCTACGAGATCAGCACTCCTTGGGCCGAAGCAGATATATTCGAGCTGCGCTATGCGCGCCGTGGCGACGTGGTGTCTTTCGTGCACCCTGACTATGACCCTCGCGACCTTAACCGCGTCACCAACACCAACTGGACGTTGGCTGTTCCTGCGTTTAAGCCCATAGCAGAAGCGCCCTCCGGGCTAGCGATAACCACATATAACTCGCCCGGCGCTGCCGCCAACATTACCAACATCACGCAGGCCAGCCCCGGCGTAGTGACCACAAGCGGCGCGCACGGGCTTTCGGACGGCGATCAGGTTTATGTCATAAACGTGCTCGGAATGGTCGAGGTCAACCGATCATTTTTCAGAGTAACCACGCTTACCGCAACGACGCTCGAGTTGCGCAATTTTGAAACCAACGCGGCCTTGGACACCACCGGCTACGCTGCCTACTCTTCTGGGGGCCAGATACGCATTGCGCCCAATCCGCGCAAATACACGGTCACTGCGATTAGCGACGGCGAAGAAAGCTTAGCCGCTCTTGGAGACGCGCTTACCATCTCGAACATAACGCAGGCGGAGCCGCCTGTGGTGACCGTCACTGATGGGCACGGTCTTCGGGTCAACGACATTGTCCGGCTCGCCAATGTTTCCGGAATGACCGAAGTCAACGCCAACAGGTACCGGGTATCACCTGTAACGCCGCTTACTTTCGAGCTGCGCACTATGGCAGGTGCAGACGTGGACAGCACCGGTTTCGGCGCCTACGTGAGCGGCGGGACGGCGTCCTTTACGTTCATCTACGCTACATCTAGCGCAGAGGCGGAATGGGAGAACGTACTCAGGTGGACCGAGCCCAGCACAGCCACAGACGAGTATCAGGTGTACTCTGCCGAAGGTTTTGGCGTGCTAGGGTTTTTGGCGCGCGCGAACGCGCTAGACCACCGGGATGTTAATACAGCGTCGGACCTGTCCATCACGCCACCCATAGGCTTAGACCCGTTTGAAGAATACGGCACCGAAACCCACAACCCTCGTGCAGTGGGCACCTATCAGCAACGGCGCATATACGCGGGCACCACTGTGAACCCCAACCGTTATTTTATGTCGCGTGTGGCCCAGCCTACGAATTTCTCGTCCTCGCGCCCGGCTGCTGATGACGACGCCATCATAAACGATCTTGACGGTAACGAAGAAATCCCCACGATTGAGCACATCTTGGCGCTTAGCGATCTTGTGCTGCTGACCTCTAGCGGAGAATTTCGCGTCACGGGCCAGGGGGACGGGCCGCTTACCCCTAAAAC